AACTACATCGCCAGGTATCTTACACTCGTCAGGCATTGCTGGAGTGGGATCTGTTCGTATTGTAGTTAGAGATATTCCTTTAGGTGGATTACGAAGTATAATACCTAATTTTCTAATTGTCATATGATCTACTGTGTGATTGTATCTTAATTTAAATTCATCATTCAACGCAACCATGTGATTGTATAACCAATAATAGTTGTATGCTGATGCCATAACCCATATTGTACTAGGGTGTTTAACGTGTGAAGCTTTGTAGATTATATCTTCATGTTCTTTATTCTTTAGTCGCCATCTTTTAATCTTACGACCATTTTTAGAATAATCTGTCCACTGTTCACCATCAATAATTCTGTGTGCAGTAGATAACATTTGTGCTGACTCTATAATCATTTTAACCACATGTTTATCTATCAACATCTTTGCTGACTTTACAGGGTCTTTGTGTACATAAAATATATTCATTAGTGTTTCAAGCCTTTCTTCATTACATAGTCCATTAGTTTATATTTGTATCCCAAATCAATCAACTTCCTATACCATAAAGCTTTAAAGTCAGGATTAGTTGCCTTCTTACACGCACTAGCAAGTGCATCTAATTTTTGTACTTCTATTGGTATATGAATTTTTGGTTCCATAGTCTATAATATATCACACTTTAGGGTGCTTGTCAACCCTCTATTTGCCCAAATTTGTCCCATTAGTTATCACTGTTCTAAACAAAGTAAAGCCCTTGTTATTCCAATCTAGTTTCTTTGTACATTCGGTATCTGTTACACAGGTGGTTTTCATACAACCTGATAGAAACACCAATAATAATATAATACTAATCTTTTTCATTCCAGTCATATATTTGGTCTAATTTTAATTTAATTTCGTCTGGATCCATGTCTTTGAAGTCGCCAATTTTAGTTACCATTTTCTTATAGTCTCTATTCTTCTCGTTAAGTCTTTTCGCCTTCTTACGTTCTCTCTCTAATCTGCTTTCTAAATCAAACTTTTCTTCACTCTTTTTTATGTTTCTTTTCTGACGCCATTGTCTTAATGATATGTTTGCTGCGATTAAGAGAAGTACAGCGAGAGGGTCAAATACAAATATGAGTATGAGTATAACAACTCTAACAGCATGATCAAACATGTCTTTGGCGTTCTCACCATAGATTAACTCTGCCACATATTTGATAGGTCCTACTTCTGCCTCTATCTTATCTTGTTCTAGTTTTAAACTACCTTTCTTATCAGATAGTTCAGCAATCTTATCACTTGCCTCATTTATAGCAAGTGTCAATTCGTCTCTTTCAGGTTTTTGTTTCTTACGTTCTTTTAGACCTCTAGTTACAAATTCTTTATCTATGTAAACTTCTAATGCCTTATCTAATAAGGTCAATGTATTTTGTGATCTCTCTATAATATTTTCTTGTGACTTAATTTGATTGTCTAATAATTCTATTTTGATATTATTACTAGATGTAGGTTTGACTTGATCTAGGTGTGCCTTTGATAGAAAACCAAAGATACCTAATGATGTTATGAATACTAATACTATTATGGCTATAAACAAATAAAGTTTTAGTAACCTGGGAACATTACTATTCCAATTGTGATACAACCAACTAGCCGCAACTAGTTTACCAACTTCTAATGCTGAACCCATCAATATAATAGGTATTACAGCGCCAGCAAACAATGTCGCTAGTCCTACGATGGAATACCCAGCAGCAATTACTGAAATACTAATAGCCGATAGAAAAGTTAATATTGTTAAAAACATAGTTATATTTAGTTGATTGTCTTATCTGAAGCGTAGGTATCTTCTAGTTTTCTAATCTTCTTAATTATTCTGATTACTCTTTTGTCATAATCAGGTGTAGTAGAAAAGTTATCTAATTTTTTAATTAGTTTAATAGGGTCTCTAGTTTTTTCTCTCAACGCTCTAAACTCTTTGTATGCTTGGTGTTCATTTAATAATCTTACATACTCAACAACACTAGCACACTTACTTGGAAAAACTCTTACACCCCAACCTGGCCACTCTGTGATACCTTGTGGTAATAGATGAGCACTTTCTTTACTAAACACTCTTATACCAAATAAGTTTTTTGCCTTTTTGGCAAATCTACTTGAACCCCAACCAGACTCTAATGCCGCTTGACCTATAATCATTTCAAATGGCACTCTCTTACTATGTGGTAAAGTAAAGTTTATATAGTCAATACATTTATGCATTGCTCTCACAAACTGAACATTATTTGTATATTCCATACTAGGTTCTGTTAGTTCCATCTTCTTTACTTTAATAAGATAATCGTTTTCTGCGATTTTAAATATTTTCTGTTCTGCATATTGATTAGGTTTAAAAGTACCATAACCATATGCTGCCAATATGATAGCAGAACATAGAAAAACTACCTTGGTCCAATACCAAGATTTATCTATTAGATTATCCCAATTAACTTTCTTCATTATTTTTTGATTGCTATATATTCGTAACCAGTCCACTCAACGCCATCTGCGTCTGTAAAACTAGGTACTTTCTTTTGAAATAAATGTACTTGGTTGTGCATCTTTTCCATAGCATTAAATATTTTGATTGATTGTTTTTCTGTAAAATTATCTAATACATCTTTTCTAAAATTACCTAGATAATAAACTTTTTTTGTGCCACTTGGATTACTTGGTTTGATTAATTGTTCTAAATTAACTCTTGCCTCACCAATACGACCTCTTAAATAGGGGTCTAACTCTTTACCACTTCTCACTTCACTCATAATATATCCTTCTATAGGTCTAAACCTATTTTGTTTAATTTAGGCCTAAAACTATAAAATAGTTTGTTATGATTCCCAGTATCACCTACGTTGGCCATTTGGTATAGGTGTACCATTTCGTGTCCTAAAGTGTCCACGAATTCTTTTTTGTTATGATAATAAGGTAGCATTTCTAAATAATAAACTCTGGTACCTTTTCTTTTCCATTCCCAAGCAATAACTTGTCCATAACAATATTTTTTAGAAGCTGCCTCTGAATAAATCTTTTTAATTAAGATTTCATTGAAAGGTGACAACAGATTACTGAATACAGCTTTGTTAATCATCTTAAAATACTTCTTAATATCTTTGTAAGTAGTCTTGTATTTACGATTACTTACAAGTTCTCGTTTTAATACTTTTTTAGTCACTAGTGTTTGTTTTGACATTCTTTATCCCCAATTTTAGAATCTTTTAATAATAAGCATTTGTGTTTCTTATCAAGTTCAAGTCTCAATTGTGTCATTACAGAATCCATAATGTAAGGTAAATGTTTTTCAAGCGTGTAAGCCATTTGTAAAGCAAATGTATGAGCCATCTTACTCATTTCTGCCTCTAACAATTTCTGGTGGTCCATGTCGGTACCTTTAATTGTTTCTGATACAACATGACCAATCACGGCTGTGTTATACTCGTCTGCTTTAACTGAATTGGATAAGGCGTTTAAACCAAACCATAATACTGTTAAAAATACTATTACTGTTTTCATTATATATTCCTCACTTTCATATTTATATAATAACATAAAATAGAGGGATTGTCAACAAGTATTTTGCGTGGTTTTATAGGGATTTGGGGGGAACAAAGGGTGAACAACAAGTGTCGCACCCTTTGATTCGTATGTTTTATTCAGCAGGTTTCGCAAATTCAGCATTCCAATTGAATGCCTCTTTTACAACTTCTGATGTAAGACCTTTGTATGTCTTATTTAAAGTTCCATTCTTTACATCAATTAAAACCGCTGCTTCTTTATAATGCAACCCTTCTAATATTTGTATGAATAGTGTTTCTTTTTTTATTTTGTTAAGTTGGTTATTACCACCTTTTACAAAGTTATATAATCTTCTGCTTTCGTTCTCTAACCAAGTATGTTGAGTTCCTTCTGGCACTTCGTTTTTTATAAACGGTGGTATTCCAGGAGGTAAATCCCATTGTATCTTTGGATCAAAGGCACCTTTTAAGATCATTCTCATTGCTTGTGTATCGTTTCTCTTTAACACAGCGATCTTGTCTGCCTTTACTTTAGCATTATTAACTTTGGTAAAGATTTCACTCATTAACTCTTTACCAGAACCTGCAGTAGATGCCATTGCTGTCATAGACGCCGGTGATATTAAGTTAGGGTTTCTTGCTCTTTCTTCAGCCATTTGTTTTCTCCATATATATGTTATCAAAAATCATTAATGTTTTCAATCAATGCTTTTAGCTTATTATCTATAAAGTATTGCAACAGTAGCGATCTGCTATTATCTTTATAGTTCTTGTAGTTATTTATAATACTTGTTTTAATGTCTTCTGGTATCATAGATAAATCTATTAATGTTTTATTACGTTCAAAGTTCTTTCTTGTTTGACTGCCCAGAGGTATGTTATCTGTATCTGACCACTCTTCCAATCTTTTTTTGTTGATAGGTTTCTGTCTCTCGTCTGTCAAAAATATATTATCATCGCTTAATATATTAGGAACACCATCTGATCTATCACCTTTGATAATCTGTTCTCTTAAAAATGTTTCTGAATTTACATTCTCACCCATAAAACTTTTTAACATAGGACTATATTGATATACGTCTCCATAGTGTTGCAGTTGAACAAAGTCTTTGTCACCAGATACGATTAAATACTTGTCTTCTTCTCTCATAGCGACTAGTGTGGCAATGATATCGTCTGCTTCACATCTTTCCACATGTAATATTTTGTATGGCATATTCTTTGTAAGTTCTTCTCTTATCTCACTCATAATACCAAAGACACCTTTCCAATCAATCTTACTTTCAGTTCTATTCTTTCTACGTGAAGCTTTGTATTGTGGAAATATATCTCTACGCCATGGATCAGCAGCATCAGCAGCACATACTAACGTGCCAAACTCATCTTTAAACTTCATATTAAATGCTCTAATTGTATTTAAGATAGAGTGTCTTACTGCGTCTTTATTTGGTAACTCTGATATATCCCCTTTACTTTGGGCCATCAGATTTGAAATCATTATTTGGTTTAAATCTATTATAATCATTATTGTAGCACTCCTATATCATCTGACATTTTAGACCAATCTCTACATATGTCCATTACTCGTTTTCTAAATTTAAAGTTAATAAATTTATCATCAATTAGGGTTTCAAATAATTTGTCCACACCAGCACCTAACTGTAAGTTGATATGTTTCTTAAATTTAAATTTTTTAAATTCTTCAAATGCAGTAACCACATGATGTTTTTGAAATGGTTTGTTTACTTCTTCCCATGTCATGTTATAGAAAAAGGCCTTGACAGGAAGAGATAGATATGGTGTAATCAATTGTTTCTTATTGTTTCTGGCAACCAATTCATGCCATAGATAACCTGCTTGATTGTTTATGTCAAAATAGTTATCTCTAAACTCATCAAATTTTTCTTTTGATTTACCTGGACCATAATGTATCATAGCCTTTTTAGATATACCATAGTAACCATCAGCAGCCCAACCACTTAATACAACATCTTCCTCAATCTCTGGATACACATATAAAAATGGAAAACAACATTCAAAATGTGTTTTCTTTTTACATCTTACTTCTTTTACTAATCTTTGAAAATCGTTCTGTAAATTGTGTGTAGGTACTTCTATAACATGAATACCCCAACCCATAAGTTTGGCCACTTCAGCGGCCTTTGTAGCGTCATATGATGGCTGATCTTGTAGATGAAACGTATATGCAGTTATCTTCTTACCCATTCTATGAGCAGCGAATGCAACTGATAAACTATCAACACCACCTGATAATAAAACAGCAACATTATTATCCATTGTCTGTTGTTCAATCTGATCAATTATTAATTTATCTATCATAATTTTTTGTAATACTTATAAAATTCCATCAACCGGACTTTTTTCTTTTTCTTCTTCTTTTTTAATTGATTGTTGATTTTTATTATAGATATACAAACCTATACATAAAATTGTTAGTGTAAAACTAACACTCAAAAAAAGAAATAATAATCCGTGTTGTAAGTCCATAATAAGAAAGGGCGCCGAAGCGCCCCATCTAGCTTTCTAACTACGCATCAAGTGCGATTAGGTCTGCTTTCTTTACAGAAACAGTGTGGTTGTCATACTTGAACGGAGTTCCGTATAACGCTTTGATACCAGCAGCGATGATAGCTCTTGTTGGAGTTCCCATTCTGTAGTATTTTTTTCCACCAACTCTGTTACCATAGATCATGTGACCTTCAGCTCTAAGCGTGTCAATCATTGATCTTGGAGACTCTAAATCAAAGTTCTTTTGAATTGAAGTCCAAGCAACATTACCACCTTTTGATAGTAAGTTAAGTAGTTTTTGCTTTTTTGATAAAGTTTTTCTGCCTCTAGTTTCTGTAGCAACAGTTCTTTTTACTGTTTTTACTTTTACTAGTTCATCTTTACCAAACAAGTTTTTTATTGTGTTTAACATATTAATATACTCCTATATATTTTCAGTTGTTAGTTTAACTATTTTACAACCTGTGAAGGCGATTCTTAGCGAATTCATTTGTCAAGGTCCTCATCTGGCTCCAACCAATCTGGGCCATCTTTTAGTTCTTCTCGGATCTCTGGATTTAAAGGCACTGTCTTAACACCTTTTTGGAATATGTCGTAGTTTATTCTCGCACTTTGAGTGCCGTTTTTTAATACTTTTAGTTCTACCATCTTCTCTGCTAATACTTGTGACGGGTGTTTCATATTAAAGTCTCTGTATATCAAACCTCTCATTGTATCAACTAACATAGCCAAGTCTTTTGTAAACTCACCTCGTTCTGTTTTGATACCCATATTATAAAAACTTTTCAATAAATTCATACTCATATCATCAACGCTTGTCTCTACAAACTCTTTGGTTTGTTGTTTAGCAAGTTCGTCTAAAAACTTTTGATCTTTCTTACTAGGTAGTTTTTTACCAGCAGTTGATCTCTCCACAATTTTATTTTGTGGAAATAATATAATATTATCTTTTGTCAATCTTCTCACCCTTAAAATTTACTAAACCTTTATCGGCAAAGTATTCTACTAATTGATTGTAACCACCGACTAACTTATCGTCAATCTTAACTTGTGGCATTGTTCTAACCTGTTTACCAATATCTTCTATTAGTTTAACAGGATCAGAACCAAAGTCTTTCTCTAAAGACTTTTCTTCGTATTCAAGGCCAAGCGTCTTAACAAGGTGCTTCGCCTTGGTACAGAACTGACAGTTATTTTTACTGTAAATTACTATCTTCATTTGATGTTTCCTCTAACTTTTGAAACGCAATCTGAGCTTTTGATTTTACATTGTAAGCATCAACAGCTTCTGATATTGTAAAGTTATACATTTTGTTATAATCACCCATTGGTAATCTTAACCCAATCCACACTCTGTAATAACCATTTTTAGTCATAGTTATATCTTTAGCAAAGATTTCATAACCTCTTACTGGTGTCTTTGTAATTAAATTTACAATTGTAGATTCAACTTCTGACACAGTAGTCTTGTTATGTTGTTTGCCAAGTTCAGTAATGAATATTTTTGAAGACTTATTCATTTCACCTTTGATAATATCAGCCATTTCTGCTTTCGCAACCATCATGCCTTTCTCTATCGCAAGTTGTAAGTCTGGAGATACCGCAGTACCAACACCAAAGATACACATTCTATCTTTGTCTTTACCAAACGTAGGCGTGTCACACGCTTTCTTATCAGAAAAGTCATTAACATACCATTTCGGTACCTCATTTAATACTTTAGACTTCTCTGTCTTAATCTTATATTGAGACGCACAATTGGTCATCAACAAAGATAGGGTCATTATACCCATTATTTTTACATATTTGTTCATATTATTTAACCTCACTTTTTACATTATATACTAGTTCTTGCGCTTTGTCAAGTGCTAAAGCTATATGATCTAAAAACTCAGCCCCTGTCATACCTGTCACAACAACTATAACTAATGAGATTATGATTATATTTTTTATCATCTTATCTCCCATTCACCATTGATTTTTAAACATACTTTTCCTGGTGTTTTAAAGGCATGTTTGTTCCGACTATATCTTCGGCAGTATTCTGGTTGTGCCATATCAGTATAGTAAAACTCAGCGAATAGTTCCCAATAAGTTGGTCCATCGACTCGTTTTCTACCATCTGCACACTCCAAAATTTCTTCCTTGATAAGTTGATTATCACTCTCTTTGATAATAACTTTTACGTAACAATACTGATCAGCCGCATTCTTTGGTTTCACAGTTGTTATCTTATTCCAATAAACCTTGTCTTCTTCTTTTTCTATTTGTTCTATCTTATCTAATATCTCTATAACTTTTACATTATCTGAAGGATATGTCGTTCCTGACAAGTCGCCATTCTCATTACCAAACGCATACTTACTGAAGAGTATTAAAACGATTGTGTAAAACATTAATTTGTTCATTGCAACTATATTCATTATTGACCTTTCCATTCTACCCATCTGCCATCTGGCATTTGACAAGTTATTCCAAAAATTGTATTTCTATTGACACCACCAACACCTACAAGAGGCCATCTGTTAGATATATCAACAGTCGCACTATAATCTTTACATTTGATAGGACCCTTATTATATGATCTTGTCGTATGTATGATACCACTATTACCTGTCTTTTGATTAAACCAATTGGTGTAACTACTTGTAGATTTACCATGGTTTAAATGATCTACAAACGTAGCATTATGGACATCATAATCTGAATTATACATAACCTCTGCGCCAGTAAATGCACCAACAACAGCGCAACCAGCAATCGCATATGGATCATTGATTCCCATTGATACACAAGCGCCAGTGGTAGTTACAGCACCTAGTGTTGCGCCTACATTTGATCTTGTCGCTTGACAATTAGTTACTAATAAACTAACCAATAGTAATAATATTATTCTCATCAGTAGTTACTCCTAACTTTGTTAATGTATCATTAATCTCATATAATTCATCTTCGTGGAATCTATTATGTTTCCATTCTAATGTTTCTTCTAAATTCTTTTTCTGCATTAGAAGATTTTGTATTTGTATATTTTTATCTGTCATATGGTTTAACATCTTTAGCAATTAATAAACAAGTTGATTGAATATCATCAATTAACTCGGCAACCTGAGCATCACGCTCAGGCGTCTTTGGATTATTGTATTTAAGATTATAGAGTCTATCACTTGTTTTTTTGACACCATCAATCTTTAAACAGAAATCACTAATCTTGTGTAACATTATTATTACCAACTTTCCATATAAAGTTTTTTAATTTAGTCCAAGTTCCAATTACCTGTTCATTGCCTTCTTGCCATTGTGTCTTTTGGTATTCTTTTACCTCAACCCATTCACTAACAATAAAGTTTTTTACTTTTGTGTCAATTGTCTCATTCGCAGTCGCACTTGTAGTAAATAATACTAGTGCAATTATCATTATATATTTGTTCATACTTTTTTTCCCATTGTTTTAAAGTCTTTTACATCAACTATCATGTAAGGACCTTTGTTATACGCAACACTAATTGTTTTGCCTTCTGGTATAGTGCTCGTGTATTGTCTTTTGTAAGTGTTACCAGAAATTCTATCACTCGTTGGTAGTGATGGTCTACAATTATAACTTGGCATCGGTGTGCCATGTCTCTGTTGTAGAATTACACCACTATCAATATCAATCATAATACCTAACGATCTTATGTATTGATTATGCGTCTTGTTTAGTTTTTCTAACTTCTTTTTTTTCACCATTTTCATAAATAAAAAACTCTAGTTCTTCTTGTGCTTTTTTCTCAGCGTAAGTCATACCGAAAACTCTCATATATGTTGCGTCTCTCGGATTAGGAGCGGACCAATCATCAATCAAGTTCTGTAGTTGATCTGGTTTGATAGATAAGTTATTAAAGTTGTTAGGTACTTTAATCATATCTTCTTTCAAAGCGGAAAGGTAAGCGATTCTATGTGAATAGGTCTCTTTCTTCTTACTTTGATCTTTTATAGTAACGTCTTTAAACTCTAAAAACAATTGTTCTTTAGTGTATAAGTAACTCATATATTTTTGTCCTTTTGTTAGTGTTAATAAGTCTTTATTATAACAGGAATTGATTCAAATGTCAACCCCTTAAAAATCGTTGATTTTACTTGGTTTTGTGCCGCTGAGCGACACGCTGACAAGGATTTCACACCCGATTCGAGGGTTATTACACCCCTAAAATGCGCCATTATAGACCCAAAGCCTTTGTTATTTGTTCTTCACTTGTGGGTAATGGTTTACCACTTCTTAACCAATCAACCATTTGTTCCATGTAGAATGCCTCATCTTCTTTGCCTTCATCATGTAATAACTTTGCTGCTGTCTTAAAGAATTTGAAGACTTGCATCTCATTTCTTAATGTCGTTGGTCCAAATGGCATTATAAACCTACCATGTGTTTTAATAATCCTAAACCTAGTAAGAAAACACCAATACTGTTTAATACAATCAATGCTCTATCATGCCAAAGTATACC